GTTGCAGCCCCAGCTGTTGAAGCCAAAGAACGCAACGTGCGTCCTGCAATCTTCACAGCACCAAGAAGCCCAATCGTTTCAAAGGCTTCTTACCTAGAACACTCAATTAGAGCAGCTCTTGGTAACGAAGACAGCCGTCAATATGTAATGGCAGCTGACACAACCTCAAACAACGCAGGTTTTATTCCAACACCACAATCAACCGAAGTAATTAACGGAATTGCAAACGCTGATCGTGGATTTATTGACGCAATTTCAAAAGCAACTTTGCCACCAGCAGGTATGACTTTTGAAATTCCAAAAATCACCACAGCACCAACAGTTGCACAAGCAGACGAAGCAGCAGCATTATCTGAAACAGATACAGCAGCTTCATTCGTTTCTGTTGCAGTTAAAAAATTTGGTGGACAACAAACATTCTCAGTAGAATTACTAGATCGTTCTTCACCAGTATTCTTTGACGAACTTGTACGCCAAATGGAATTTGCATACGCAAAAGCCACAGACGCATACGTTGCAGGCGAATGTGCCAACAACGGCGCATTAAACGCAACAGCAACAACAGAAGACGCTCCAGGCTTAATTACCTACGTATCTTCTGCAGCTGCAGCTGTTTACAAAGCCTCATTAGGTTTTGCACGTAACCTTGTAGTATCTCCAGAACAATGGGGTAAAATTATGGGTTATGCAGAATCAAACGGACGCCCAATTTACACAGCTTCAAACCCACAAAATGCTGGTGGCGCAGTAAGCCCACAATCATTACGTGGAAACGTTGCTGGTTTGGAATTGTATGTTTCACGTTCAATGAATGGAACAGGTGGAACTGGTCTAGGTGACTATTCAATGGTTGTATTAAACCCAGACTCATACACTTGGTACGAAAGCCCACGTTTGAGCCTACGCACCAACGTAATCAACACAGGACAAATAGACGTAAACTATTACGGCTATGGCGCACTAGCAACTAAAATTGGTGCTGGCGCAAACTGGTTTAACAAGTCCTGATAAACCACTAAGTTGTGAGGCTAGTCTCGCCCCTGTGGCTAGCCTCACCCTAAACGAAAGGAAATGAAATGCCAGTATTAGTAACAGCAGCTCAATTAAGAGCTGTACTTGGTGTTTCATCTTCCCTTTATGATGACACAGCATTAAACGCAATTATTGACACTTCAGAAGACGCTATTGGTGATTTTCTTATTCAATGGAAAGTTGGAATAGATAAACACAGATACGAAAGCGCAACTAAAGCAATAATTCACACAACTAGACCACACCAATTTTATGTAGGACAATCAGTTGCCCATTCAGGCGTTGAAGCCAAAATAAACGGCAATAAAGCCGTAACAGAAATAATAGACCCATACACTTACAAGATAACTGTAGCTGCTGCTACACCTCACGAAGATTTTAATAACACAATACCTAATGGAATTGCTGCAGCAAATGACCTTTCACAATACAACGGCAACGCAGCTATAGAAGAAGCTGTGCTACAAATTGCTGTAGACGTATTTCAATCAAGACTAGCTGTAGGTGGCACACAACAAGCCCTAGATTTTACCCCAGCCCCATATCGTATGGGTCGCACACTTTTGTACAAAGTTACAGGTTTAATTAGCAAATATATTGACTCTAATAGTCAAGTAGGTTAATTATGCCTTTAAGTACATTACGTTCAGACCTTAAAACAGCAATTACTTCAAATACAAATTATTCTGCTTATGATCACGTTCCAGAAATAATTATTCCACCAGCAGCTTTAATTCTTGCCTCAGACCCATATCTTGAACCAATGGTTATAGGTAACGGCAAAAATTATTACGTCAGACTAACCTTAGAAGTCGTTAGCACTACGTACTCAAATCCAAGCGCATTAAAAAACTTGGAAGATGATATAGAAACAATCTTGGCTTTAATACCTTTGAACTTCATAGTATTATCGGTATCTAGTCCAAGAATTAGAGCAACTAATAGTACAGATCTATTAGCTGCTGAAATCCAACTACAAACAGCCTACACAGGCTAAGAAAGGCAATAATGACAACAACAATTTTAAGTGGTCGTTCTCTAACCCTAACAATTGCTACTATCAATTATTCAAGCCAAATTTTAGACTCTGCTATTAACTTTGATACAGAACGCCTAACTTTTGACACACTTGCAGGCAAAGCCTACAAATATATTGACAGCAACGTTACTTTAGATATCACATTCTTAAATGACGCAGGTAAAACAACACCAGTAGGAAGTCTTTACAAAGCACTTTGGGACGCAACAGAATCAGCCCCAGATACAGCACTTGCTTTTGTTATGACACTCACAACAGGTGTAACTTTAACTGGAACAGTATTACCACAATACCCGGGTATTTCTGCTTCAGGTGCAGATGCACAAACTTGTACAGTATCATTACAAGTTGTAGGAATTCCGACAGAAGACCTAACAAGTTAACAACAACTAAAGAACAGGGGCATCAAAAATGCTTAAGTTACAAATATCGTGGGAATTAGAAACAGGTGAAAAGTTTGATGAGTGGACAAGACCTATTGAACTTGCTATGGCAGAAAAAGAACTATACAACAATAAGTCAATTGTTAAAGTTCTTATGGAAGAAAGCACACCAAGCAATTCACTACTTTTATTCCTTGGTCACAAAATTCAGCAACGTGTCACAAAGAAGATTGAAAGTTTTGACACTTGGAAAAACAAAGTCGTCTCTATTGCAGCTTCTGATTTTGAGACAGCAAATTTTACCAAGCCCGAAGTATTGGGCGAACAGCAGTAGAATTAGCAATAGCAACTGGGATAACACCCGACTATTGGCTCAATGCAGAACCCGATTTATGGGCTACGGCAATAGACATATTGAACGAGCGCAATAATGGCTAATCCAGTATCAGCAAAAAGTAGCAATAAAAATAAAACAATTAGAGTTAAAGTAGACGATTACGAATTACGTAAACTGCTTGCAACTTTTGGTCGTATGGACGACATAGCTAAAAACGATATGAAAAAAATAGCCAATGATTTAACCGAACGAGCAGCCAAATTTGTCACAGCTTACGCTTACAATGCACCAAACCCTGCACAAGCAGACGCTATTATGAAATCGTTAAAAACTAACAAATCTGACAAAGCCCCTAACTTTACTTTAGGTGGCACTAGAAAAGTTACTCGTTCTGGGGCAACTGCAAGTACATTATTGTTTGGTACAGAATTTGGTTCAAAACAATATAAACAATTCCCACCCAGAAGTAAACCTAAAGGTCGAGGTAATCGTGGTTGGTTTATCTTTATTGCTTTAGAACGTTTTCAGCCTATAATAGTAAAAGAATGGCTACAAGGATATGAAAAAATTGCTAACGAGTGGAAAAGTAGAGCTGCATAATGGCTGAAATTAGATCATTAAAACTAGCGTTACTTGCTGACACAAAACAATTTATTGAAGGTCTTGATAAAGCCGATAAAGAGACAAGAAGTTTTAGCGACAAACTTGGTAGTGCTTTGAAAACTGGTGCTTTGGCTTTTGCAGCCGTTGGCGCAGCTGCAGGTGCTATGGCTATCAAGATAGGTATTGATGCTGTCAAAGCAGCAATAGAAGACGAAAAGGCTATGAAAAGCCTTGCTCAAACATTAAAGAACACAACTAAAGCCACAGACGCACAGATAGCAGCTACAGAAGATTTTATTGACAAAACAGCAAGAGCCACAGGTGTAGCAGACGACCAATTACGTCCAAGCCTTGACAGACTTGTTAGATCAACACAAGACATAACTAAAGCACAAAAACTACAAACATTAGCCCTTGACATATCTGCTGGTACAGGTAAAGACCTTGCCACAGTTACAGAGGCACTTGGTAAAGCCTATGACGGGAACCTTGGCGCATTAAAACGTATTGGTGTTCCTCTTGACGAAAATATAATTAAATCTAAAGATTTTGATGCAGCCGTTATTGCTTTGTCCGAAACTTTTGCTGGTCAAGCAGACGTTGCAGCTAACACTTTCGCTGGACGTATGGCAAGAATTAAAATTTCTCTTGATGAAGCAAAAGAAAGTTTAGGTGCAGCACTTTTGCCTTTACTTGAAAAGTTTGCACGTTTTGCAACAGATACTCTTGCACCTGCTTTACAAGGACTTGTAGACGGCTTGACAGGTAAAAAGAAATCAGTTGTACCAGCATTAGGAATGTTTCAAGAAGCCACAAATAAAGGCGAAGACGCAGGTTATAATCTTGGAACGGCTTTACGTAACCTTGGTTCAGGTCTTGGCAGTTTATCAGGACAACTAGATGTTGCAACAAGTGCTGACTCAGGTTTTGTTAGATTTGTTAATTTATTAACAACTATGGTGAACGCCATAGATAGTTTGCTAGGTGCAATAAATGCTGTACTTGGACCATTCAAACAACTTCTTGATTTTAGCCAACGCTTTGCAGAATCAGAATCGCAAAGAAGAATTGACCCAACTTTAATACCA